CTAGTATGTATGTTATTATTATAGTATGGCCTCAGCGCCGGCAATGACCGCGTCTCCAAAATCAGCGATGCCTTCTGCTATGTCCACAACACCATGGCCTTCTGTCTCCATGGCTTTAATGGTCTCGCTCCAGCAGCTATCGCTGGCGACGGGGTGGTGCGAGTGGCTCGCGTAAGCTGGATTGGCTGGATCGAAGCGCACACGCCACTCCACCGTGACAAGATACTGCAAATCAGCGTTGTTCTTGTTATACACGAATATTGGCGCGAAGCCCTCAAACTGGGCGTCCACGCCGGGAGTATCCGGTGTGCTATCATTCCAAGTCCACAAACCGCTGGTCGGCGTGCTCAAAACACCCACGGGGCAGAAATCGGACAGCTGAGACATATTACACGGTACCGCGTCTACTTTAACGCCTCGCAACGCTAGCTTGCCGACGGAACACAGGCGGGGAGCAGAATATGACACCAGCTGGTCCAGCACAGTCGTCCAAGTCCGACCGTCCCCCATCAACTCCAAGACCTGCTTGGCCCGGCCTATGTAAACTATGCCGTCCGCCGACTGGAGATTGGTGGGGCACATGACTTGCACTGTAAATGCCGCCGGCACGGCGCGGACCGCATTAAATCCGCTATTCGACGCCGCCGTGTTGAGATAAAACTTCGCATTATTAGTGGCTCCTACGGGAGTATCCACGCTCGTGGCCGCACTCACAGCCACTGTGTTGTACCACGCGGTATCGGGGTGAGACAAACGAGCGCCCTTGAGAAGGCCAAAAATCATAGTTTTACTATTGGTATCGATCACTGAGGTGGTCTTAACTATAGTGTATCCGCCCACCGCGCGAGGCAAAGGGAGGTGGGCATTGGTTAGAGCGCACAAGGCCGCCCTCCGTGAGATATTCCTGCCTCTAAAGGCGGTCCTCCGGCGGCGAGCCCTAGCCTGGCCGAATGGCCTCCTCACTACCATGCCCACCCCCTGCTTAATGCCGCGCAGCAGTGTCGCATCCTTAATTACCCTCGCCTTCTGCTTGCGAATGGTGCGCTTCACCCTCTTGCCAGGATTCACCATGGCTAAGAGCGTGTGCGATATGCTTATGTACGTATGTATTATCACCAAGAGTTGATTAGCGTCTCTTGGCGGCTGCAAAGCCGGGGCCGCCACACCCGACAGGGACTTACATTCTGCCCTGCTGTTGGCTGTCGGAGGTGTTCGCAGCTAAGCCAAGTCTCGAATGAGACTCGACTCTGCCACATAACCGTCCGTGTCAATACCAAAATCTTTCGTGATAGCGGTGACGTCTTCTAACACCCCGGGAGTGTCTCGCAAGATATAGAGGCAGCTGCCAAATCTCTCGCGATTAGTAGGGACGTCTGTGCACGTGTCGTACAAGTGCCAAAGCATCTTCTCGACGTTGCCAAAAACCGCAGTGGCACTCTCCGTGTTAATTAAGTGCGAGGTGAAATCCGCCTCGCCTATGTGGTGCTCGACGTCGCGTGAGCGAATGCCGAAGTCGAGCAACCTACGCTCGTCAAAATCTTCGTCGCCCACCAAGTCGTCTCCCGCACAGGTCCAACCCTTGCAACCGCCGTAAGCTGCCATAACAGAGCGTGCGAACGTGTTCTGCGCGGTGGTCGACAATTGGCCGGAGGAGGTGACTCCATACTTAACGCACAGCCAAACGTCACCATTGTTGTTTAAAACGTGGCTGCACAAAACGTGAGCGTAGCGCTTCACCAGCCTGGCGACGTCTGCGTCGGCACAGTTGCTGGCGCGGCGCTCACCGTCAGCGTGGATAAATGACCCGTCAACGGACAAATCAAAAGCAGACGCGTCACTGGACACGTTCCTCTCGGCCACCCCCTCCTTCTGGAAGGCCTTAACGAGCTGCCGCAGCCCTTCGGGGCTGTGCCCCATGCCGATCGCGGCGCAAGTCAAGTGGCCCGCCTGGTAGGAATCCACATGGGCAGCGTTGTCCGCCTTATGCAGAAGCGCTTGGACTGCCAAGTCGACGAGGCTGCTAATCCAAATCAGCCTAAACCTGCCCTCAGCCATCTTCTGTGGTGAGTGCTCCTCTGGCTTCATGAATATGTCCTTTACATCGGCGCAGCCGAGCCGTACAAGCTCGATGGCGTCAAGCTCTTCTAACTGTTCGCCTGCCACGGCGATAAGGATCAACCTGCTAAGGGCCAGGTCCACCACCTCTTCGGGGTGTTCCTTCACCCAGGCCGCCTTCTTCATGTTCCGAAAGCGCGTGCTAACCCCCGACGACTT